GCTGCGTATCCTTCTGGGCGACGGCAGCGTTCAGGCTCTCGATCTGCACCTGATACGGCGTAACATCGCCCCAATGCTGCTTGTCCGTTTTGAGAATGACGGTAAAGTAGCCCTGCTTTGTGTACTCGATTTCCTGCACGGAAAAGGTGTAGCCCTCTGGCAGTGGGCAAGCCGGATAGTCCGTGCGGACCTGCTCAACCGTGACATTCTGCCAGTCGATGGCCTCGACCGCCTCCAGCGTGTTTTCCTCGTAGCAGCGCTCGAAGATCACACGGTATACTCCATTCAATGCCTGAACAAAGCCGACGCGGTGGCCGTTGATCCTGTAATTCACTCCGTAAAATCCGCTCATATACTCCTCCTTATCCGATCAGCAGCACAGCGCCGTCGAAGGCGGACGATGTGTGCAGTGTAATGGTCCCGTCAGCGGCGATCATGGCATAGGTCTCAAGGCTTGCCCATGTGCCTTTCCGATAGGCGCCGCTTGACAAGATAGATGCTTGCGCGAAAACGTCATTGCCCAGCAGCCCATGCTCGCTTCGCGGGATGCTCATGGTCGCCTCCGCATCGGTCTGTGTCCACTGGGCGGCGGTGAAGGTCTTGTAATACGATGCTGCCCCGCTCGGCGTTTTCCATTCCTGTCCATCGGCGGTCTTAGTCAGTACCTGACCGGCGCTGCCGCCGGGGACGGCAGGGAACGCGCCGACATTCTCGGCCGTATATTCGGGGGCGCTTGGCTCACGCGCCCACTGCGAAATGCCAGGGTCGCGCACAGGGATCTCGACGCCGTTTACTTCAAAGCTGTCAATGTAATTCGTATTTGCCATGTGCTCCTCCTTAGATGGTGAGCGTGTGCTCGTTGATCGCAGCCGGCGAGAGCTTGAGCGTCGAGCCCTCCTGCTGCATCGTGCGGGAGGGGACATCAACGAGCTTGACCACGGACCCGTCCACGTTAAATTCCTTCGCCACACAGATGCCGACGATCCGCTCGCCCGCTGCGTTGTGGGCAATGACGCCGGCCATGAGCGTCTCCGGCGTTACGGTGTCCCCGGTCAGGTCAAGCAGGACTGTTCCGTCGCTGAGCTGGACTTTGTTGTTGGCCATGCCGCACCTCCTCAGCCGATGGTGACCGTCTTGCCTCCCTGCGCGTTGTCGGTGTAGGCAATGGGGATCGCCGCCACCGTGACAGAGGAGAGGCAGTTGTACCCCTCGTCGGGCAAAATCTCCTGCGAGGCAAACGTGGGCGTGACGCTCTTGGCCTGCGGCTTCATTCCCTCGCTGCCGGACATGGTGCCAAGCACGCCGAGGACGGTAATGCCCTCGCGGATGTTGGAGGGGATCAGTTTCGCCTCTTCGGCTGCGTCAATCTGCGCCTTGCCGCTGCCGTCGTGGTAGCCCTGGGGGATGGTGACCGGCTTGCCCTTTTCCGTGATGCTGAGCGTCTTGGCTCCGTTGTTCGGCATGGTGCCGGTGACCTTGCTGCCGGTGACATAGGCCGTCTTGCCGGCCAGAATTTCCGCCGCGCCCGCGGTGGCGTCGCCGGTGTCCGCGTCAAACTCGCAGGAGCCGGTGATGGGTGCGCCGTCCTTGCCGTGCGCGGTAAAGCCCTTGAGGAGCTTGTCCGCGACCACGGTGTCCTGTGTGAGGTCCATGAGGACTTCGCCGCTCGAGAGTACGATTTTGCTGTTGTACTTTTCAGCCATTGAAAATACCTCCGATAAAAATTGTTTTTCCGCCCGAGGGGTTTTCCACACGGGCGACTGCAATGGGGTCAACGGTCACATTGTCTTTCAGAAGCCTGTCCTTTGTGGCAAGCTCCTGCGTCTCAAAGTCGGGCGTCACGGTATATGGGCCGTCATACGGCTCGCCGCCGCCCCCGCGGATGGTGACGTCAAACGCTACCGAGAGCGCCGTTTTCTGCGTTAACTCGAACGTGACCATCAGATCACCTTCCTACTCAGCGCACGCTTGACGTCAAGGCGCTGCATTTCTGAGCCGATCACGTCGCCGCTCGGGAACTTCACGCGCACCTGCATGGGGCAGACGGTTGGGAGACCGAATGTCTCTGTCTGCGTGAGGGGAAAGTGAAATTTGCCGTCGGAAAACGTGACATCGCCCGGATAGGTCTTGACGAGGTTCAGCAGCGCGATCTCGACCAGAGAGACGGCCGGGGGGCTGAGCGTTTGTCCCTCGTTGGTGATCTCAACCTCAATGGAGTAAGCGTCGCCCTGTACCATTACGTCGTCACCTCCGTTGCACTGACGGCACCGGTGTCGTCCACCGTCAGCTTGAATTTTTTCGTGCTGCCCGCCGTCGAGGAGGGGATGATGATCTCGCCCTCGTCCACGCGCTGCAATAGCTCGTCGGTCTTCTCGCCGGTGTAGAGCATGGTGTAATAATCGTTCGGCATAGATACCTCCTTAAACGATCATTCTCCGCCCGAGAGAATCGAGCAGGCCAAGGTTGTTGCTGGTCACGAGCGGGCCGGACTGCAGCTCTTTCTTTTTGCGGTAGTAGATGATGATGCAGCCGGGCTTGCCGGGCGAGCCCTTGGAGCCCGTGCCCTTTGCGCCGCCCGACGCGGTGTACCAAACGTCGAAACTGTAAGTGTAGCCCGAGTTCATACTGACCGAAATGTAAAAGCCGGTCGCACCGCCGCCGCCACCGCCGCCGTTACCGCCGTTGCCGCCGCAGCCGTAGCTTGGTGCAGGCTCCGCATTAGGAGCGTTTGCTCCGTTGCCGCCGCGTGAGCTCGTTAGTGGATTCGACCCAGAAGAAAAGGCTCCGCCTTGAGTATCCCTTGCAGCGCCGCCGCCGGCACTGCCGGAAATTGCCCTCGTAACATATCCAATCGTCCCACCGTTTGTAATAGGAAGACGTCCAGTTGAAAAGCCCTTTTGCCCCGCGCCGCCAGCCGCGTCGCCGACCGATGCGCCGCTGCCGCCCTGCATGTCCGAGAAATTGCCGCCGTCGCCGCCCTTTCCGCCGGCAAGACCGTCGTCGCCCTTCTTGCCGTAGACATCGCCGGTGATTGGGTCGGTGAAGCCGACGTCCGAGCGCGAGCCGCTCGCCGAAGAAAGCTCCCCGAATGTGGTTTCAGCGGCGACATCATATGCAATGCTCGCACCCGGCGTAACGTCAAGGTCGGCAGACAAAATGCGTCCTCCAAGACCTCCCAAGCCTGCTTCACCGCCTGCACCGCCTTTGCCTCCGGGGACCTGACGGGTAAAGGACTGCACTTGAGATTCTGCGCTCGTCATGATCAGGGCTGTGTTTGCGCCCACCGCGCCGTCTGTTCCGTCGGTGCCGTCCGCGCCCTGATCGATCAGCACCGCGCGGAGCGTGGTCACGCCCTCCGGGACCGTCCACTCGCCCGAGCCTGTGAGGATGACGCGCTCGTCGTAGTATTCCGACGATTCTGGCTGCGGAGGCAGAAAGCCGACGAGCGCCGAGGTGCGGGACTTGAGCAGGCCGGAGATCTTCGTCTCGCGCGAGGCGATGCAGGCGAGCGTCTGCTGTTTGTCCCACTCGTTCCAGAGCGAGACGACGTGCCCGGCGTGCTCGGCTGCTGGGTTGACGTCCACGGTGAGCTGCTCGCGGCAGGCGTAATAGGCTGCCATGCGCTGCGCGACCGCGGAGGAGTTGACGAGCGAGACGAGCGTCGCGTCGGCGATCTCCTCGACGTTCTCCGCCGCGCCCTCGGTCACGGTGCGCGTGACGACGCGTCGGTTGTGGACATAGCTTTTGCCGGTGAGCTTGCCGGTGCCCGCGGAGAGGACGGCGTAGTTCGCGCCGCTCTCAAGGATGGTGAAGCCCTCGGCCGTGAGCGTGTGCGCCGGCTCGTCGAACTCGATCACGTCGCCCTGCTGGGCCGTGCCCTCGAAGAGCGTGACGTCCTCCGTGCCGGCAATGTACTGGTGCTCGGTGACGGCGACCGCGCTGACGGGGTCGAGGTACTTGACCTGGATGTTCGCAGCGTGGACGCTCCCGGGGCCGATGATGCTCGCCGTGCCGTCCCAGAGCTTCTGCACGCGCAGCGTGCCGTTCTCGTCCGTGTGCAGCCACGCGCCGACGGCGAAGAGCACCTGCACGAGGCTGTCGCGCGCCGAGGCGATGGGCAGCCAGCCGTAGAGTTTGATGCCGCGGTAGACGGTCTCGATGAGCACAGGGATGTCGCCGCAGATCTCCGCGACGACCTCGGCAACCGTCTGCCCGGTGTAGATGCCACCGCGGTGCGGCCGGACGATCAGCAGCCCGACCGCGGAAAGCGCAGAGAGCGTGTAGAGCTTCGGTCCCACACGCGTGACGCTCTGCAGGTAGTAGACGCCGACGCGGCTGCTGGAGCGGAAATACTCGACTTTGTCGTTTTTCTTGAAATTCCGGATCGTGCCCGATTCGGATAAAACGGTGATGTCGAGCGTGTCCGCCTCGAGCGCGTCCGCGCGCAGCTCCTTGTACTCGCCCAGCACACCGGGGGTGTCGGTGCTGATGCGCTCATCCTCGGCGAGGAGCTCGCCTTTGTATTTTACGGTGTTCAGACTCATCACTTGGCCCTCATGGTAACGCGGAAGCCGTTCCACCAATGCGTGCCGCTGTCGTCGAGCAGGACGGACACGGTGTCGACCGTGGGGTGCGCGGTGATGGTTTTCTCCGCGCCGGTCCAGAGGTCGAAGTAGCGGAAGAGAACTTCGTTTTTGAGGCACGCCGTCAGCAGCGCGGTGATGCGCTCGGTCGGCGCGTCGTTGGTGGTGCCGACGATCGTCGGCTTGATGGCGAGCAGATCGCGCTGCTCCTCGCCGGAGCACATGAGGCCGCCGTTCTCGCCCTCGCGGAACTCGTAGGTGACCTCGTAGCCGTATTTGTGGAACAGGTCGGTGAAGTCCTGCCCATCCACAATGAAGGGGTATTTTGCCATCAGGTGCCCTCCTTTCCGGCCAGCGGGGTGCCGCGCCGGCGGCCCTCGGCCTGCATGAGCGGGTATTGCTTGCGCGCGAGTGTCTGGCCGTCCAGCTCGAGCGTGACGTCAATGGTCACGTTCTCGCGCCGTGCGGCGCTCTGTGCGGTCGCGGGAGACGGGGCTGGGGGGAAAGCCGATGGAGCGCCGGACGCGCCGTAGCGCGCGGCAGAGCGCCAGAGCGCGGCCTCCTGCGCATTGAGGACGGCCTCGTCCGCGTGGAGCTCGGCGAGATAGCCGTCGTAGGGCACGCGGTCGAGCCCTGCGGCGTGGGAGCCAGAGAGGTGCTCGCGCAGCCTCGCCTCGGCGCGGTAGCGGGAGTTCTTCGAGGTGGACGAGCGCTCCACGTTTTTTTCGTTTGCTTCCTCGCGTGCCTCGCGGATCTTCGAGATCAGATCACTAATAGCGGTGATCGCAGCCGTTACGCCCTCAACAATGTCCGCCGTGAATCCGATGATACCAGCCGCAATGGGTGTCAGCAGTTCGCCCAACCGCGCCATCGCCGCGTTGAGCTCCTCCTGCGAGCGGTTCATTTCCATAATGTCCTGGTTGGCGTCCTTCCACGCCTGCCCGGTCTCCCGCAAGCCCTGATTGGCGAGCTGTACGAGCACAAGCTGCGCTCGCTCGGATGTATCGGCGCAGGCTTCGAGCTGCCGGTTGAACTCGTCCTCATTGACGCCCGCCCAGTTGAGCACGTCCGCGAAGACGCCGGTGACCTTTCCGGCCTGCACGGTCTCGTTCACAGCCTCGCTCAGGCTGTCGATTGGGATGGAGTCGCCGTAGGTCGCCCACGCGCCGATGCACTCATCGACAAGGACCTTTAGGTCCTCCTGCTTGAGGCCAAGCGCCTGCAGGTTCGCCGTCGCGGTCGCGGCAGCCTGTGTGTCGCCAAGTACGGCCTGCAGCTCTTGGTAGACCTGCGCAGTCTCCTCGGCTGTGTAGCCGGCAGCCGCGCTGGAGACCTCAAGCGTGCCCATGATCTTGCGGTATTCCTCGGTCGATTCTACGATCTCAAAGATCGCATCTTTGACCGCCTTTGCGCCTGTGACGATGGCGCCGCCAACCAGCAGCCCCTTGAGGTTGCTGAGCGCTGAAGTTACGCCGCCAAGGTTAAAGCTGCCGTCCTCGTTGCGCAAGCCCTTGAGTGCGCCACCGATGCCGCCGAGGTCGTCATTAAGGCCGTCGGCATCGTCCGCGGTCTCCTTGACCGCCTTACCGAAGCCGTCGATGCTTTTCGCGCAGCCGTCCGCGCTGTCCTCAGCCTCTTTAAGCAGTTTGTCGTTCTCGCTCAGCTCGTCGTTGAGCTTCGCGAGCGCGGTCTCCGCGCTTAAGAGCTGCCGACGGTAGCTGTCGGTGCGGCTGTCCGCCTCGCCGTAAGCCTCCGCCGCCTCCTCGACCGCGCCCTGCAGGGAGACGATCTTGCCAACCTGCTGCTCAATAGACTGCTTGAGCAGGTTGTGCTTGGCGCGCAGCGCCTCGGAGCTGTTCGCCTGCCCCTTGAACTGCGCGTCGACGAGCTTCATTTCCGCGCCGAGGTTGCCCAGCTCGCGGTTGACCGCCGCGAGCTGCTTTTTGTATTCCTGCTCGCCATCGATGGCAAGCCGTGTGGTGATCTGGCGTACTGCCACCGCTCACCCCTCCTCTCGTTTGAGTCCGCGCCGGCGCTCCTCAAGCTCCTGCAGGTCCATGACCTGCCCCGGCGTAAGCAGCAGGCCCTCGCGGACGCTCAGGCGCAGGAACTGCGTCAGGAGCTGGAGCCAGAGCGTGCGCGTCACGGAGACTCCGTTTTTTTTTGAAGCTCCACAAGCCCGAGATCCACGTCGTGCTCCTCCTCGGCCTCGCGGGCGAAGCCGATGCGGATCGTCGTCACGATGGCGTCCTTGGCGCGGTAAACGTCGCGCGGCGCGAGGTGGACGCGGAAATACTGCTCCGAGAACACCGGCCCGCGCGTTTGACCTTCCCAGCGCCGTAGAAGCTCGCCCTGCTCGCAGAGCTTCGCGAGGAAAAAGCAGGTGGCCTCAAAGCCCGCCTTGTTGTTGTCCTTGAGCGGGTCGGTGATGAAGCCCTTGGTGCCGAATTTATCGTAAATGTCAAACAACGCCTGCCCGTTGAGGAGCAGATAGAGGTGCTGCCCGCAGAGATCAACTTCGTGTACTTTCATATTTGCCTCCGATTTGAGAAAAGGCGCAGCGGGGTGCTGCGCCTTCCTTGGTGTTCTCAGCCGCCGACCGCAGCCTTGACCTTGCCGTTGACCCACGTCTTCGCGGCGGCCTCGGTTGTGAGCTCGTCGCTCTCGATGCGGTAGTCGCCGGTGTTGCAGGCATCCACCGAGAATGTCAGCTTGGGGCTGTCGAGCACGATGGTCTTCTGCTTGGTGTTGTAGGTGCGCCCGTCAAGGCTCGCCTTGACCTTGGGATAAAAGATGCCCTTGTAATACTTCGAGCCGTCGGCCTTGATATTGGTCGTGTGGAAGCCGAGGCAGCCATAGGGCGCGGTGTCGTTGCTGGAAAAATGGATGTCCTTCGCGCCCTCGGTGCTGTCGATCTGCGCGCCGGTGACGGCCGAGGCGGTCTCGTTGGGCAGCTCCAGCACGCCGACGGCGAGCGAGCCGTCAACAAACTCGCGCAGGTAGATCTTGCGCACATCGTCCGCGCGCGATTCGACCTCGGAGAAGTTGAGCGTTTCAGCGACGCTCATGAGGTCGCCGAGCTTCATCGGCGTGCCGTAGTTGGGCAGCGCGTCCTCCGGCTCGGGGTTTGACGCCGCAAACGGCGCCCACTGGAGATTTTTCGCTCCGTACTGAGGCATAGTTGTGCCCTCCTTTACAGGTTTTTGGATTCAAGAAATTTGTTGTAAACAGCGGCTTGCGCCGCCGTGGTCGCCGCCGCGCTCTTCTCGTTGGCGTTCTGCATCCAGTGCTTTGCCGGAATGTTGCGCCGCGGCGCGCCGTATTCATGGATAAAACCGACCTCGCTGCTGGAAGTGGCCTTCTGGTCGCCGCCGACGGTGTAGGTCCGACCGTGCTTGGAGTTCTTGTACGCCTTGGTTCTGAGCCTGCGGTTATATTGGCCGTGCTTGCCGGTGGGATAGATCAGGACATAGCGGCTCGGGCCACCGGCGGACGCTGCGTGGAGTTTTTTATGGAGCTTGATGCTGTCCACCAGATGCGGGCCGCTGCTCTCGTTGTCATACAAACCGAGCGCAAGCAGCTCATCCTTCTGCGCCTTGATCACGACCTCGCTGCCGGCCTCGAGAATCTCGTCGATGACCTCGCCGGGCAGCTCGGCAACCTGCTGCATGGAAAGCATAAAATCGCCAAGGCCGTCTACGGAGAATGTCGCCATCACAACACCTCCAGCTGCACGATCGCGCGCATGGCGGCGTAGTCCGGGTCGTAGCTGACGTCCTCCACGCTGTACGGCGTGTCGCCTGCCGTAAGCGCCGCCTTGACGTCCGCGAGCAGCGTGTCGCCGTCGGTCTGCCAGCAGATGTCCATCTGCACGCGCTGCACCTCCAGCTGCACGACGTTGTCCGCAATCACGCCGACCGTGCCGTAGGGACTGAGCACAACGAAGCACTTCGCGCCCGCCGGTGCCTCCCACTCATAGACGGCATCGCAGGCCGCCTCAAGTGCCGTCTTCAGCTCGGAGTATGTCATAGCTGCCCTCCATTCTCCGCAGGCTCAGCGTCGTCACGGCGAGACCGTCCTCGTCCAGCCCGTGCTGCGCCTGCTCGATGCGGTAGACGTGCCCGTCCTCCGGGATGGCATACTGCGTCGCCGTGAGCGCCTCGCCGAACGGCACGCGCACCATGCGGTCGATGCGGCTGCCGGCCTGCACGCTCTCCCAGTAACGCCTGTGGTAGACCTCCAGCTCCGCGTAGAGGTGTCCGGAGTTCTCGGTCAGCTTTCCGCCGCGCTGTGTGCCGTCCTTGAGGTCGTAGACAGTCAGGAAGTGGTCGTAGGTCATGCGTCCACCGCCTTCGGCGTCACCTTGTGGTCATTGATCGCCTGACGGAGCATCGGCGGCATGGGATCGCTGCCGGCGCGCTTGCGGTAGAGCCACGCGGCGTGCATCACGAGCAGGTTAAGATCGTCCCCGTCTTCCATGTCGATCGTGATGCCCATTTTCGCGATAGCTTTCTCCGCAGCCTTGAGCTTGCTTTCCAGCAGGTCCGATACCGGGCCGGAGACCGTGTACAAGCCGAGATCCGCTTTCAGCAGCGCGAGAGCGTATTCATGGGTCATACGTTGCTCCTTTCCGCGCGCATTTCCGTGCCCGAATCGGGCACGGAAAGCGCGTGTGTTATGTTCAGGCGGCGGCCTTCTTCGCGGTCACGACCACGAAGCCGTTCTTTACGGTCACGTCCACGTCGGCCGTGACCTCGCCGCGGACGGTGAGCAGGCCCTCGGCGAACTTGTAGCCCTCGTTGACCTCGACCTCGAAGCCGCCCCACAGCGCCAGCTCGGCACACTGGGGATTGCCGTAGAACATGTGCTTGGTGGCGGTGGTGGTGAGCGTCGCGGTGGACAGCGCGGTCAGATCCTTGCTCAGGCAGTAGCGGCAGGAGAGGCCGTTATTGTCCTTGATGATGCCGGTCGAGGGATTCGCCGCATCGGGGGTGATGGAGTAGACCGGCAGATACTCGTTTTTGCCGCGGATGGCAGCGAAGGCGAGCAGGTCGGCCTTGTTGAGGTACAGACAGGCGGAGCCTTCCACGCCCTCATCGCCGCCGTAGGCAAGGATGATGTTGCTCAGCAGCTTCTCGTCAAAGAGCACGCTGCCCTTGGTCGCGCTCTTGTTGGCCTCCAGCGCGTGCGCGGTGTTGAGGGTGCTCGCGAGGATGGCGTTGGCGGCGACTGCATTCAGCTTGCGGCGCAGGGCGCGGCGAGCGCTCTCGCGGACCTTCTCCTCGTAGTTGAGGGGGCTCTGCTTGCGGATCTCCTTGGAGACGTAGCCGACCGTGCCGTAGTTGGTCGGCGTGAGGGTGACGGAGTCGAAGGTCGGCTCGCTCTCGGTGGGGGCGCTGCCCTCGGTGATGGCGGCAGCGTCCGCTGCGTCGCCGGTCATCAGCGCGACCTTGTAGCCGGTCATGCCGGTGCAGTCGGTGACCTTGAGCATATCGACCAGCGCGGACACGCCGCCGATGGCGTCGTTGATACCGCCGACGCCGGTGGGGCCGACCACGCCGTCGGAGCCGGTCGTCACGGCGGCGCGCAGCAGGCTGCGGATGTCGGTGTAGGTGTGGCGGCCGGACTTCTGGAAGGCCTCGGCGTCACGCAGTTCCATGTTGTTCATACGGTTCTCTCCTCTCTGGCGGCTCGCGCCTGCGGGAGCGGCGCTGCGCTCCTCACGGTTGTTATTGTTCATCGCCTCGGCCTGCGCGGCCTCGGCCTCGGTGAGCTGGGTGCGCAGCTCGGCGAGCTCGCCCTCCAGGCGGCCGCGCTGCTCGCTCGCCTCGTTCTGCTCGGTCTCGAGTGCAGTCACGGATTCCTCCACGGCGCTGCGCTCCTCGTCGGTCTCGGCGGACTCAATGGCCTCGGCAAGATCGGCTTCGCGCGTCTGAAACTCCGCATCTCGCGCACGCAGAGCTTCCAGCTCTGCCTCCTTGTCGCGGATCTGCTTAGCCAGCAGGATGGTTCTCAGCTTCGACATTTGTTGATCCTCTCTTTCATTTTCGTTTTCCACAGCTCGCCCTCGCGCCTGCGGATGGTGTCAAGGTCGTTCTTCCGGGCTTCTACGGACGTCTCCGCATAAGCGGGGAAGGTGCATACGCTGACCTCGTAGAGAACGACGTCCTTGATGATCCACCGGACGCTGCCGTCCGGGTTTTCAACAAATTCCTCGCTCTTGATATCAAAACCGAACGAGCACTGGCTGACGTCACCCCGCTGGACGCGGGCGTAGAGGTTCATGGCGTCGGTGTCCTGCTCGTTGATTTGGATCGTTCCGTAAAGGCCGTGCGCGTCCTCGCGCAGTGTGAGCGTACCGGCCGTGGTGCGTCCGAGCACCAGCGTGGTGTCGTGGTTGGCGAGCGCGCGCACGTCGCACTCCCCGTAGTCGCCTGCGAGAGACTTCGCGAACGCGCCGGGGGCGACCTGTTCCGTCGCGCCGGGCCATAGGGGATAGTCCGAGTTGAATACGGAGAAGTAGCCCTCGATCACGGGCCCCTCGCCGTCCTTTGCCGCGCGTGTCTGGAACTGCGCGCCGATGCTGCGCACCTGCCGCAGCGAGCGCGCGGTGCTGTCGATATCATTCTTCGGCATTCTTCTTGCCCTCCTTCAGTTTTTTCTGGTCGCCGATGCGGTCGGCAGGAATAAAGTTTTCGAGGATCACCAGCACGTCAAGCCCGTCCTTCGGCGGCAGCGACATCCAGTTGCGCACCTCGTTGCCGGTCATCAGCCCGCGGATATAGAGATCGCTGCCGATCTCGCTGAGTTCCTTGAGGTCGTAGGCGTAGAGCGAGCGGGCGTTGAACTTGAAATAGCGCTTGCTGCTCACCAGCAGCTTCTTCGTCAGTTCCTGCTCAATGACCTGCGCCAGCGGCAGCAGGACGGAGGAGACGAAGGTGTTGTACTCGTCCTTGTCGTAATCGCCCACGCCAACCATGAAGCCAGGCACGCCGAAGATGGCGGCGACGTTCCGCTTGTCCAGCTCCACGCCGTCGCGGACGGCAAGGTCGGTCAGGCTCAGCGGCTTTGCCTGTACCACGTTCATCAGATCCGCAGGGATGATGAGCGGAGCGCTCGGGTTCTTCCGCGTGAGGAAGCTCTGCGTGAACGCATCACGCTTACCCGGATCGCTCAAATCGCTGTCCGAATTAACGGCGATCACCAACGGCGGCTTGTACTCGCTTCTCATGTACGCCTTCTTCGTCGCCGCCGTCTGTGCAATGCTGTCCACAATGTCGCCGAGCTGCACGCGCGTCCCCACGCCCTGCCAGGGATAGCGCGCATCGGGGCGCAGGCGGAAGTGAAGCACCTCGTCCGGCTCGAAGGCCATGCCCTGCCACACGATCTCGTATGGGCTGCCGTCCGGGCGGCGCTGGGCGTAAGCCGTCGGCATCGGCCACAGATCGGTGAGCAGGCCGTCCCGCGTCACCGGCAGCACGAAGGCATTGCCCTCGGTGAGCAGCGTGCTCACGATCCAGCCGATGAGCGTCTGGCGCGTACCGAGGCTCCACGGCGCGACGTCCACCTTCCGCGCCAGCTCGTCCTTTACGCGCACGTCGCCGTTCTTCGCGTTCTCCATCAGGTGGATGGTCATGGAGGAGATCATGTCGCTGATGCGCCAGACCGCTGCGGCGACCTCCGGCGCGTCCGAAAGGCGGGTATAGCCGCTTGGACAGATCACACCGGGCGAGGAGAGCGTCAGGCCGACCATCGAGGCCGACCGTTTCTTGAAGCGCTTCGTCAAATTCTCAAAAATCATCATCAGCTCCTTTGCGGGAAAATAGAAAAGCCCCGTGTCCTTACAGTGAAGGACACGGGGCATCATGGCCACAGGTCAGGTATTCGGTTTGCCGCTCTCAAACCAGCGCGACGCATTCGCGCGCTTTTCAGTGTCGATGAGCATCCGGATCGTCCCAAACACCGCCGCGTCGAACACGTCGATGCGGGAGGTGTCGTTGATCTTCTCATATTGTACCGCATCATCGACTTTTTCGCAAGCCCTAATATTTCCGACGCAGTATTCAAACGGCTCCGCGCCGCAGTAGTACAGGCAGCCGATTTTCATCTTGTGCTCGATGTAGCGGAAGCCCTCGCTTTTCGCGAGATAGAGCTGCGGCTGATCCACCACCGTGAAGCCCGCCTTTTTCATCGCCGTGTAGTATGGCCGCGCAAATTTCCGGTCATGGCCGACCTTCCGGATGCGGAAGCCATCGGCCTGCCACTTCTTAAACTGTTTCACCGGCTCGGTCGGGTCCATGCTGCTCTCATTCGGCATATCAAGCCAGCCGTCGTCCTTCCAGCCGAAGAGCGGAATGTTATCCACATCTGCCTTTTCCGCCGCCGCCGTGCGCGGGAACCAAGCGTGCGGCACGATGACCAGCACATCCTCGCTCGGTGTCCAGTCCTCGTTTGCCGCCTTCGCCGCGGGGATCTCGCCCACAATGGCGGCAGCCGTTAGATCGTGCAGCTTGGAGAGGTCCGCGCCGCCGTACCATGCCGTTACAAGCCGCGCAAGCTCTTGCTGCGTCCAGTGATAGTGTGCGTCCGAGCGCCGGAAATCCGCTACGTCGAAGCACGCCTTGAAGCTCGACACAAACACGTTGAGTGAGCGCGTAAGAAATTCTTTTCGCATCTGCGGGTCATTCTGCGCCTGCAGGGCGCTTGCCATCATATCGCTCGGGCGGATGGTCACGCCCCAGCTCGGGTTTGCCTGCTCCTGCGCGAGCGGGCTGAGATAGTCGACCTCGCCCGTGTCCTTGTCCGGATCGGCGCGAGCAATGAGCACGAAGATGCGGTCGGCGTCCTCGCCGGTGATCTGTCCGCGCACGATCTTGGAGCAGTATTCCAGCCGCTGTGCGCAGAAGCCGGTGCCGTCATCGCCTGCGGTCGTGGTCGCGGCGATGAGCTTATTCGAATACGCCTTCGTCGCGTCCTTCAAGCGGCCATAGGGCACAGCGTTCCGGTAGAGCTCCAGCTCGTCGAGATGGACGAGGTTTGCGTTGAAGGCATCAAAGATATCTGGCTTATAGGCAAGCGCGTCAAAGCTGATCTGCCCGTCCCAGATTGCGCCGGAGTAGCTGTGCCCGAGCGAGCTGTCCAGGACGCGCAGCCCATGCACCGCGTCCTCGCGCACGGTAAGGCCGAGCCGGTGCAGGTTGTAGCCGAGGAAGCCGAAGCCCTCCATGTTCTGCTTCGCGCTGCCGGCCACGGTCTTGATCTTCGAGTAGCTTCGGCTGTAAGCGACGCCGAGCATCCAGATCTTCGCCGTCGTAAACGGCGTCTTGCCGTTCTTCCGCGCCAGCATGGAAAACTGCTCCTGGTAACGCCGCAGCTCCGTCCCTGGCAGGAAGAAGCCGCACACGTTGTAAATGTCAAAGAGCTGCCAGGGCTGCAGGAGGAAGGGCGTGCCGCGCAGCGGCCGGCCGTCCAGGCTCTCGCCCTGCTGGTGGCAGAACAGTGTCTCGATGCCGTTGATCACGAACTCGGCAAGCTGTGTGCGAAACTCCCACTTGCCGCTTCGGCGGTCGTCGAGGTAGCGCCGCGCCGCCGCCCGAAGATCCTCACAGGCGCGCTCGTTTGCCTCAGTCTGCTCTGCCCACTCGTTTACGATGCACTCATGCGTCGCCATGCGCGCCCTCCATGAGCCGGTCCAGCAATCCCGCCAGCTGCCGGTTCGCACCGCCTACCGGCTCGCTGTCCGCCGCAGCGCCGCTGTCCATTGGGCGCAGCCGCTTGAAGGCCTTCGGCGTAAGTCCCAGTGCCTCACGGTGCGCAAGAATGTCTCGGCGCTGCTGCTGGATCACGGTGTAGAGCTTGTCGGCAGCGCTGGGGGCTCTGCCGTCCTCAGCCGTGGCCTTCCATTCCTTCATCGTCCGCTGGTGCTCCCGCTCCAAGATGGCGAGCGTATGGATCTCCGGCTCAAAGGCCTTGTCATAGATGCCGAGGTCACGCATCTGCTCGGCATAGATCTGTTCCTTGGTCATGTCGTGTCCTCCGTTATGGCTTCAAGAACACCGGCAGCGGCATCCACGCCACGGGCGGGAAGATGCCGGTCCGTCGGTCGACCATCTCCATGCCGTAGCGCAGCCAAATGCCGCCCTTGCTGAGATAGGTCTCACCGACGAATACGCCGTCGGTCACGATCACGCGCTCGCCCGGATCGGGCAGTGCGCGCCGCGCGTTGTACCAGCCTGCACGATCCGGCACGGCGGTCTTTCGCGCCGCCGACAGGCGCACGCGTTCCTTTTCGCGGATCACTCCGCACCGGATGTTTCGTTTTCGCTCCGCGTCAACCGCAGGGTTCCAGCCGCAGCGCGAGCAGTCCTCACACTTCACGTCCAGCGCGTAACTTCCGAGCATACACCCGTCGACCTTTTTCCGGCTCCCGTCCACTGTCTCACCTCATTTCTTCTGTGCCCGATTCGGGCACGATGGCCATTAAGCTCCTGCGCATCTGGCCCACCGTCGCGGCGGGCCGTCCCCGCGGTGCTTCCGCTTGCGGCGACAGCGCCGCTGCCTCGAATGCTTAGTCGCTTTCTCCGCCATCAGCGGCGCTCCTGCGCATTCCCCGCCCCTCGCGATTCGAGGGCGCGGGGTAGGAGAATAACATCATGCCGCCCTTCAAAGAGCGGAGAACACGCAGGAGCTTCTCGCTGCATTCGTGCAGCATATTCCACATTCCGCTGCGAAAACGCAGCGTCCGCCGTTCCGGTGCAGCCCCCGACCCTCGGAGGTGCCGAGGGGCAGGGGACAGAAGCGTGAAGACTATCCGGCTCAAGAGCCGGGGGCTGCACCGGAGCATCTGGGACAAATCATGGGGAAGTCTGGCGTCAACGCATCCGCGCGGTCCGTGCGCGGTTCGCATCCGCGGCCCGCGTGAAACAAACTATCGGGCGCATACGCGCAGGCTCTTATCACGCGCCGCTCCGGCAGTCTCCACCGAGCAGCTTTTTAGGCGCACCCCCGGCGTTTTTCCAGCCATTTTTCTCCGGGAAAATTTTCCGCCGCGTGTGCGCGGAGTCCTCCGCCCAGCTGCAGAGGCTCCACCGTCACCCGCCAGGAGGTGGGGGGACTCTATTTCGCCAGCGCTCACCGAGCGCCGTGAGCTTTCTGGTCGCGCGATCGTGCATCGCATCGTGCGCCGCGCTCGACAGGCTCACGAGGTTCCAGAGACAGTACGCATACTCTGGGTAGTCCTCGGCAGGCCAGATGTGATGCACCACCTGCGCCGCCTCGCGCCGACCGTACCGGGCCGCTTCCCGGCACCGATATCCGTCCCGCCGGAGCGCCCGCACGCGCAGCCGCTGCCAGCGCTTGTTCTTTCGTGAATAATCAAACATGGGCAAAAGAAAACACCCGCACCGATCACGTCCAACGTCTGGACTCGATCAGCACGGGCTAACAAAAGAGCACTGGCCAGTTTTGATATTCACGAGCATCTGCGACTTACACTGCGCGCAGAACACCTGCAGGTTTTTCGCCTCGGTCTCCGGCCGGATGATCTGCCTGGTTTTCATCCGGCAGACGGGACACACGATGTGTCCGTCCTTGATGCTAAGTTTAGCACCTTTCGCGATCGTTTTCAAGTCGTTCATCGCCATCCTTTCATTCTGTCACTAAAAAGCCAATAGGTTACAAGTAATGTCGCGCGCACGCGCGCACGCGATTCCTTATGCCTCGATCCAGCTCGCCACCCGGTAGCTGCCGAATTGACTGCCGCCGGTCCGCACCCGTGGGAGCACCGCGTCGAACGGTATCGTAATCGCATCGCTCTCGTCAAGCCACACCTCCGGCGGCGGCAGCTTTGCACGAAGGCTGCGCGAGCAGCTCCACGGATGTCGCCCCACCGGGATGATGATCCCGTCGCTGCGCTCCTTGGTGAGATAGCGCGCGAGGTAGCGGTAGCCGAGCGCCTTGCCGTGCCGCTTAAATACTGGCCAGTCCGTCACCTCGCCGCACTGCCACAGGAACCGCACCTCCGCCGGCGAGAGCTGCCGGTAGTCCGCGACGAGGTGGATGTGATACCTGTGCGCCCCGTGCAGACCCTCAATGGCCGGGATGTAGTCAAGCCCGCCCTTGCCTCGATAGCGCTCCACGCGCCGCAGGAAGGCCCGCAGCGCCTTGCGCACGTCGGCAAAGCGCTCCGGCAGATGCTCGTCGTCGAACTCCAGAATGTAGTGCGTGGCGTACTTGCCCATGAGCGCGATCATCAGCTCGAGCCGGTCGGTGGAGTCGCGGTTGAGCACCGTGCGCCGCTGCGCCTTGAGGTCGGCCTTGGCGCGCCGGTCCTCGTCGGTGTCGGAGGGCGCATAGCGCGGCGGCATCGTCCCGCGGTACTCCTTGACAAGATTCCCCGCGCGCTGGCGCACGCAGTAGAACCGCTCAGCCATACACGCTCCCGACCATGCCGGCGACCGCGCCGGTCATGTCGCCCTCAATAATGGACCTTCTTTGCAGCTCAAAAAACGCTTGCAGAAACTCCTCGCAGAGGTTGTAATACAACACATCATAGGACAGGCTGCCGTCGGCCAGTGCGGCTGCCCGTGCCGCATAATTTCGGTCGCAGCCGACGCTCATCAGCAGCTTGATCATCCGTTTTCTTGTCATTTCATCCCTCCGTATCCGAGCTTGTCCAGACCTGCGTTGACCGCGCGCCAGTGCTCAATGTCAAACTTCCCGTCGTTGCGCTGCATCAGGTAGAGCTTCGAGGCGTCCAGCCCGCAGGCCTCGGAGAGCTTGATCATCGAGCCCGGCCCCTTTTCCGACCAGTACCGGTTCAACCGGGCGTAGATGTCCGCCTTCTCGCTCGACGCCTTCCCGGCAAACCGCGGCGTTGCCTGACCGACCGCCAACGGCAGCTTGATCTCCGTCGGCTTCGGCACGTCGGGCTTCTCCTCGGGCGGTCTCTCCGGCGGCTCGACCGGCTTCGGCTCCGGTCGGCTCACGCCCTTCGCCGCGGGGATGTCGGGCAGCGGAGGCTCCGCGGTTTTGCCCAAATCGGACACTGGCTCCGCGACCACCTCCACCGCGCCGAGCGCGGGGAAATCCTCGACCGCATAGGTCGTGCCGAGCGGCAGCACCAGCGCGCCCGCGCCGAGCGCGTCGCACACATAGGCGCGGAACGCCTCGAGCTGTTTGACGTCGGCGTGCAGCTCCGGCAGCTTGACGATCAACACCCTGTTCCCCGTCATAGCTCCACCCCCTTCAGCGCCCTGCGCAGGTCGAGGAAGCGTCCGCCGAGGCCCTTGTCCACCAGCTCCTGTAGCGCGTCGAGCGTCAGCTCGGCGTCCTTGGCGCGGTACACGTCCTCGCACAGGCTCTCCATGTCGCACAGCTTTGCGGCCGTGCCGTAGAGCCGCGCCGGGCAGGTGAGCAGGCTCACGCCCTCGATGCCCCACGCCCCGTCCGGCGTCTTGTAGGTTAAGCGTCTAAATTCAGGCATTGTCCGCACCTCCGTCCATCTTCGCGCCGCAGTTGGGGCAGTAACCAAAATGGTTGATTACCTGTGCGTAGTATTCCTTGCCGCAATTCGAGCATTTCGCAAAGCCCTGCCGCCAATTACAGTTCTCGTCAAAACACGGCTCGAAGCACCCATGCACCACTGGCACAGCATAGCCAGCCAACCGTGCCAATGCCCTTTCGCAGATCGGGCATAGGGGCTCGCGTTTATTTACTGCCGCAAACCACGACCCGCACGCTTTACAATCAGGCATCATTCTCCATCCTTTCCCGCAGCCGCTGGACCTTGGATGCCCGCTGCTCCGCCACCGCGTCCTCGACCTCAAACTCGATCGCCATCTGGTCGAGCATGATCCCGACGTCGGCAATCTCTTCGGCGATGTTGGCAAGCGTGTCGCCGTCCACGCGCCCGCGCAGGAACTTGCACAGCACGTCCTGCAGCTCGGCCATCTCCTCAAAGACCATCGTGATCTGCGCCTGCGCGCCGTAGCGGCTGAGCGCCGCGCAGAAGGTCTTGCGTTCCATGTCAGTCATTAGCGGCCTCCTTTGCATCCTCTTCAAGCTGCTTTTGGTAGAGCAGCTCCAGCTCGTCGTCCCGGAATCCCATCTTTTTCAGTCTCATTGCCGCCAGCGCGTTTTCCGCGAAATGAGGGTCGTCTAATCTGAGCTCAATCATAGACGCGCCCCTCTTGCGCAGTATCCGCTGCACTCATAGATCGGCTTTTTTTGCCTGCGAAGATCTCCGCATTTGAGGCAAGAGCCATTCTCACAGCGCAGGCAGTTATCTGTTCCGCGCCACCTGCAGTAGTCACACAGGCAGGCATCGCATGGGCTTTCCTTCCTCATCCTTCCACCTCCGGTCCTTCCGGCAGCGGCCTCCAGTGAGTGATCGGGACGGCGACATCTTCTTCACAGTCGGCAAGACTTCCTTCCCACCAAAAACAGCCGCATTCTGTCCATACAGCAACGCCGTCCGCACAGACCTCTCCATTGGTACCGATGTAGTTAATCAGCACGGGGACACCCTCCTCCGGCAGCCGCTCCGTCACGGGGATCCACCGTGTCCGCTCCTGTGCCACAGCGATCTCCTCGGCGTAGCGCGCGCAGCGGTCGGTCAGGCGCTCAATCAAATCCGCGCCGTCCAGTCCAACGCGGTCGACATCGCATGAATGCATCGTGTCGGCTCCGTATATGGGCCGTTCTTCTTCCGGGACTTCCTCTTCCTTCCAGTACGGGCAATGCTCGCAGGCATTCTCTCCGCCTGCGGTGGAAATGCACCGCAGCGCCCTGACGATCTCTTCGTTTTTCATGTTCATCCTCCTATCGGTTCCGCTTTGAATTTTTTGCCCATGCCGGGCACCTTGACGTTGGGGTAGCGCTCCTCACGCGGCACGAAGTCCTCCGGGTGGTCGCGGCAGATGTACCGGAGCCGCTGGTCGAGCTGCTCGAACCGCGCGTCGCTCTCCACGCCGTAGGCGAGGCACTCGTGAAAATACTCGCCGTGCTTCTCCGCGCGGTGGATGATGCGCATGATCCGGTCGTGTCCGAAGCCCTCCTCATTGAGGGCAAGGCACATCATATCCACGTTGAATTGCTGGCCGACCAGCGCCCCGTAGTTGAGCAGCTGCCGCCGCAGCTCCGCCTGCTCTTTTGCGTAAGCGTTTTTCATGCGCCCTCCTTTGCCGACGCCCTCGCGGGCAGCGGCCACCAGCCGAGGCACGGGGCCTCGATCGTAGCGCCGCCGACAAAGCGCCAGTCCCATCCGCTCCAAGTCGCAAGGCGGCAGGCATTCTTGCCGATGTCAAAGCAGGCATAATATTCGCCCGCCTTCGGTGGATTTCCGGCCTGCCATTCCGGCGCGGCGAGATCCACGCCGCACAAGGTGGTGAGTTGTTTCTCGCTCGCCGTCTCGGGCTGTGCGGGATCGTCCGGGTGCAGCGTCCAGAGAACGACCTCCTCCCAATCGGCCCATCCGCTTTTCAGCCTGCCGCTGACGTATACGTCCTCGTCTGCTACTCCGTCTTCGTCAATAAAAACGATGTGCGCACCTTCCGGCGGTTTAACGCCCGACTCATGCCACGCGAGCGAAAGCGGCGTTTCACCTTCGCCACACCTTGGCTCAACGGTTTCCCGCGGGGCCTTTGCCGCTTTGCTGCTCGGCGCCGGGCCGTCCTGCAGCCGCATGGCGGCGAGCATATCCCACACGGTTGCCCACGGAC